ATCGCTGCTCAAGAAATTAGCGGGGCTCGTCGGATGATTCTCGAACTCCCTTTTACGAGTGACGCGGCGCAAACCGTGGTGGTCCAACTGGGCGCGGTCAAATATAAATGCGACGTGCGCTACAACGACCGGGCGGGGGTTTGGGCGCTGACCCTGAGTGATTTTGCCGGTGGTGCCAAACTGTTCGACGGCGTGCCGCTGGTGCTGGGGGGCGATTTGCTTGCCCCGTACGGCCTGGGCATCGGTAGCATCGTCGTCAACGATGAGAACGCCACTAACCTGGACGCCGGGCCGGATGACTTCGGCGTACGAGTCAAGGTGTATTGGATCTCACCGTGACCCGTCAGTACCAACGCCGCGCGCAGGTCATCATCGGCAAGAACGGTACCGGGCTGTCGGTCAGTGACGCACGCATCACGTTTGAGGTGACCAAGACGGTCAAGGCCACGCCAAACACGGCGTTGATCAAAATCTACAATTTGAACCCGGCGAACGAGGAACGGGTCAAAACCGAATTTGATGAAGTGATCCTCAATGCCGGATATCTCGGCGCGATCGACCTCATTTTCCGCGGCAACATCAAACACATCTACCGGTACCACGACGGGCCGGACCGCATAACCGAAATCGAGGCAGGCGACGGCGACCACGACTATCAGCGCGCGACGATGAATGAAACGCTTGCCGCCGGCACCACGCCGGCGCAGCTCGTCGCGCGCGCGGTCGGCTCGTTCGCCAACGTCGGAGGCACCACGGGCGGCGAGATCCAGGTAACGGGGCCGGCGCGCATCCGGGGCAAGGTCGTCAGCGGCAACACGCGCGACGTACTGGACGATGTGGCGCGCCAGGCCGGCGCCAACTGGTCGATTCAAGACGGCCAGCTCGAAATTGTCGGCGGCGACGCGACTCGCGCCGGCGTGGCCATCATCGTCACCTCCAATACGGGGTTGCTCAGCGCGCCCGAGGTGTCCGACAAAGGCATCGGCGTCGTGTGCTTGATGAACCCGAAAATAAAAATCAACGGCGCCTTGAAATTAGACAATAATTCCATTCGGGCAAAACACAAAAAGCAACCGGACGGCAAAGCGGCGGCCAAGCCGAAAAAGGGTAACGTTCGCCTGGACCCTGATGGCGTGTACAAAGTGATCAAGCTGGTGCATAAGGGCGACACGCGCGGCCAGGACTGGACGACAACCAGCACGTGCATCGGCCTGGGGCAACCGATTCCGGCCGCCGAGCCAGAAAGCGAATTTGATGAACAGCAATGAGGATTTGGACCGCGACGCGCAACAGGCCGGTGGCCTGGATGACGTGCTCGCGCAGCAAACCGAACAGCGCCTTAAGAGCGTCCACACGGGCATGCCTGGCGTGATCGCCAGCTACAACGCCGCCAAGCGCACTTGTTCGATTCAGCCGGCGCTGCAGCGCGTGTTCAACGGCATGCCGGCCAATTTGCCGTTGCTGGTGGATTGCCCGGTCATCTGGCCTCAGGGTGGCGGGTTCGTGCTGACTTTCCCGCTTGCGGTCGGCGATGAGGTGTATGTGCTGATTGCCGAGCGGGCGATCGACAATTGGTTTCAGGCGGGCGGGCAGCAGCCGCCCAGCGAATACCGCATGCACGACCTGTCCGATGGGTTCGCGCTGCCCGGCGTGGCGTTTCAGGGCAACCCGATCCCGAACACGTCGACCACGGCGGTGGAGCTGCGCAACTGGGCCGGGACGCAGCGGGTGTCGCTGTCCACCGACGGCAGCATCACGAACAACACCGTGAGCGGGTCTACGGTGTTGTCGGCCGCTGGCGCGTTCACCATCAACGCACCGGGCGGGCTCGTGGTGAACGCGCCGACGCAGATCAACAGCGGCGACATCAACAGCGGCGGCACGGTCACGGCGACGACCGACTTGATCGTCGCCGGCAAGTCCTTCAAATCGCACCGGCATAGCGGCGTGACCGTTGGCACAGGCGTTACAGGGCTGCTCGTATGACGATCGTTCGCCGCCTCTCGCCGACTGGCGACATGATGTTCGGGCAGGGCTTGGCGAACTATGCGCGCCGCGCGGAAGCCTGCGCACAAAACGTGCGTACGCGGTTGCGGCTCGTGTTGGGAGAATGGTTTCTGGACGACGATGCCGGCGTGCCCTACCTCGAACAGGTATTCGCGCCGCGCGTGCCGCTGGCCACGGTTGAGGCGGTGCTCAAGGGCATAATCCTCGCCACCACTGACGTACAGGCCGTTCTGGCGTTCACCATGTCCCTTGACCGGGCCACGCGTATTTTGGCAATTGCCACCACCGTCGCGACCATTTACGGCGAGACGATCAACATTCAGGTGACCACGTGACTCAACTGACAGACACCGGCCTCGTGGTTAGCCGGCTGGACGAACGTCTTGCGCAGCTGACCGCCGCCGTGCGCGGCATCTTCGGCGCGGATCTCGTGCTCGACGCCGACACCGTGGACGGGCAAACGTTGGGCATCTACGCCGAGGCGGTCAACAACCTGGACATGCTGCTCGAGGAGATTTACACCTCGTTGGACCCGAGCGGCGCCACTGGATTGCGGCTGTCGCGGCTCGTGCGCCTGAACGGCCTGACCCGGTTGGCCGGCACCTACAGCACGGCCGCGCTTACCTTGGCGGGCCAGGTCGGGCGTCTTGTGCCGGCTGGCACACTGGTGCACAGCACGGCCACGCTGGCGGTGTTCCAGACCGACGCCGACGCTACCATCAGCCCGACCGGATTTGTTGCCGTCGCCTGTACCGCGCAGTTGCTCGGCGCGCAGGCGGCGCCGGCCGGCACGCTTACGGCGATCGACACCCCGGTGTTCGGCTTGCAAAGCGTGACCAACGCGGTAGACGCGGCCGTCGGCCGGGATGAGGAGACCGACGGCCAATTGCGGGTACGCCGCGACGCGTCCACGGCGTACCCAAGCCAGTCGGTTGCCGACGGCATCAACGCCGCGCTCGCCAACCTGCCCGGGGTGACGCTGTCGCGCGTCTACGACAACGACCAGCCCGTCGCGGACCCGGACACGGGGCAGGCCAAGAACAGCGTGTACGTCGTGGTGCAAGGTGGTGCGGATGCCGACATCGCCGCCGCACTGCTCCTCAAGAAACCGGCCGGCATTCCCACGGTGGGAGCCGTACTGACGAGCGCCACGGATGCGGCCGGGCGCGCGCACCCCATCCGGTACAGCCGTCCGACCGCAGTGCCGATTTACGTCACGGTCAACGTCAGTCAACGGGCAGGCTTCCCCGCTGACGGGGCGCCGCAAATCACGGCGGCGGTTGTCGCGCACGGGGCGACGATAGGCGGCGAGGTCATCCAATCGGATTTTTACGCCGACATCGCGGGCGTGCCGAACAAGAGCGTCACTAGCATTTTCATCGGCACCGCGCCCACGCCGGTCAGCTCGGCGAACATCGCCATCGCCTATGACCGCCTCGCTACGTTCGCCTCGGCCCGCGTGGTCGTCAACGTCACATGAGCGCGCCTATCGACCATCTGACCCTGGGCCTGTCGCGCGTGACACAGGAGTATCAGGGGCAGCCGAATTTCACCGCCTATTTGACCGCCCTATTGGTGGCGCCAGCGGACATCGAAACCGCAGGCCAAGCCATTGAGGAATCGCTCGACATCGATGTCGCAGTCGGGACGCAGCTGGATCTGATCGGGCGTTTGATCGGGCTGTCGCGCGATGTCCCTAACGGCTACCCGCTGCCGTTCTTCGGCTTTCTGGATACCCCGGAAGGGCTTCCCTACGGCGATACGGTCGTCGGTGGGGGCGGTCTGTTCTATGAACTTGGTACCCTCGGTACGACCACGTGGCATTTGGATGACGCCACGTACCGGAAATTCCTGCACGCGCGCGTCCTGCGCAATCGCTCGACCGGAACCATTCCCGATTTCGTTGCCGTTTTGCAGCTTATTTTTCCGTCCGATGGTATCATCGTGCAAGATGTGGAAGGGCAGTTACAAATCGCCATCGGCCTCGACCGCGTGACCACGGTGAGCGAGACGGTGACGTTGAACTACCAGGGCATTCTGCCGAAGCCCGGCGGGGTCGCGCTGATCGTGCTGCCGTACACCGCGTTTGTCGCCTATTTCGGATTCAACCCAACGGACGCCACTTACGGCGATCTGGTGGTAGGGGGCGGTGGCCCGCTTAAAGAGAGGGATTACCCATGACCAACACGACCGCAACGCGCCCCGATGACTGGCCCAATTGGGGCGACACCGGCGACAAGACCCGACCGCCCACGGATGCGTACATCGCCGCTGGATGGCCGCAGTCGTTGACCGCGCCACCGCGGCAATACTGGAACTGGGCGTTCAATCAGTGCTTTGACGGCATCCGGTACGTTCTGCAGCGCGGGATCGGCGGGTGGTCCGGCACGGAAACCTACAACACCAACGCAATCGTGGAGCGCGGGGGCCTGCAGTATCGCGCGCTGCTGGCGTCCGGACCGAGCTCGCCGCAAGACCCCAGCAGCGCGCCGACCTATTGGGAGCTGCTGACCCTTTCGGCCGCGCAGATCGCCGCCGTCGGGTTCGATACGGTTACGGCGCGCAACACCGCCATCACGTCGGCCCTCTCGCCGTACGTCAGCAACGGCGCGCTCACCACGGCACTGGCCAGTTACGTGACCGGCGCGCAGCTCACGACGGCAGTCCAAGCGGCGATTGCCACGGCTAAGCCGAACAATGCACCGCCTGGTTTCCTCGGCACGTTCGGTTCCGGGCGGTGGCGCGTTTTTCTCGCGACGGAATCGTGGGCGTGCCCTGCCGCATCCATCCGGATCCGCACAGTTCCGGCGGGCGGCGGCGGGCGGACCGCCGGATCGGGCGGGGGCGGGGGCGAATACGCCATTGGTGTTTTTGTCGTTTCAGTCGGGGCATCCGTTCTGGTAACCGTCGGCGCCGCGGGGGTTGGCGGCGCCAACCCCGGAGCGGGGGGTGCGTCGTCCGTGGGGGCGCTGATCAGCGCACTAGGCGGCGCCGCCGGGACAGTCGCCGCAGGAGCCGCAGGCGGTTCTGGTGGTTCGGGGGGGGACGAACGATTTGCGGGTGGCGCCGCAGGTACCTTTGTCGGTTCCGGTGGCGGCGCTGCCGGTTCGCAACTCGGGGCGGGGGGTAAATCCGGCGCATCAATTTCTGGCGGGGCGGGTGTCGGCGGGGGGAACTCCACGACGAGCTCGGGCGGTAGCCCCTTCGGCGCGGGGGGGGTTGACTCGATTGGCAACCCACCCCCTACGGTTGCGCCGTACAGTGGCGTCAACAACCCGACATCGTCCCTTCTGCGCTTCCCCTTCGACGGCTTCGGGGGAGGGGGAGGGAGAGGGGGTTTTGCGGCCACGAACGGGGACGGGGGCAACGGTGCTGGCGGGGGGGCCGGGCCATTGACCGGGACCGGCACCGGTGGCACTGGCGGGATCGGCGGCGGCGGCGGGGGCAATAATGCAGCCGGCGGCAGTTCCGGCACTGGCGGGCTCGGCGGCGGCGGCGGCGGCGGGGGCAACGGCGGCAACGGCGGCGGCGGCGTAGTTATAATCGAATGGTAAACAACTGGAGAACATCATGACGCACAAAACTTACGCTCGCGTACTGGACAACTTCGCAATTGAAATTTACATTCCGCCGGATGGGTATGTGATCGAAGAATGCTTCCCCCCCGCCACCGTCGCCTTGTTCGAGGAAGTGCCGGAGGGTACGCTCCAGAACGCCACGCGCGACCCGCTTACCGGCATCTGGACCAACCCCGAGCCCGAGTGATGGATCAGCCCACGCCCGAAAGCGTGGTCATCGGCGTCAAGGTTTCGACGCTGGTGGCGGCGTTTTTGGGCGCCGCGATCACGCTGTCCTCTTCGCCCCCTACGACCATGCGGCAAGCCGTGGTTTCGGTCGTGTCGGGTACTATCGTCGGTGCCGCCGGCGCGCCGCTGGTGCTGCACTACCTGGGGCTGGCCGATCCGCTTGAACGGCCCGTGTCGTTCTTCTGCGGGTTGGTGGCGCTCAAGTTCGTGCCCGTGTTACTGGCCTGGGTTGACCGCGCGCGGAATTTGGATATCCCCAAACTCCCCAAGGACCCGCCACCATGACCCCCCTTCTCGTTGCGGCACAAACGATGGCCGGCCTGTACGTGCTTTGGCATTGCGTCCACGTGCTCAACCACATGACGCCGGCCACGCGGCGCGACTACCGCATGGCCGTCATTCTGCTGGCCGCCGGCGCCCTCGGTTCCGTGGCGTCCTCGTGGATCGCGCGAGACGTGTTCGACTGCCTGTTTACCGTGGGCGTGGCCGCCTACTTCGCATGCAACCGCCGGAGATTTCCATCGTGACCCTCACCCGCGAGCACTTACTTGCCGTCTTTCCGCATTTGTCGGCCGCCCTGACCGCCGCCCTGACCGCCGCCATGGCCGAGCGCAACATCAACACGCCGCGGCGTGTTGCGTCCTTCCTCGGGCAAACCGCCGTGGAGTCGCAGATGTTCACGCAGTTCGAGGAAAACCTCGACTACTCGGTTGACCGGCTACTGGTCGTTTGGCCGCGCCGGTTCCCTACGCTCGGCGTGGCCACGCCGTACGCGCGCAACCCGGAGGCGCTGGCCAACCGCGTCTACGCGGGCCGGCTCGGTAACGGCGACGAAGCGAGCGGCGACGGTTGGCGGTATCGCGGCGCCGGGGCGATCCAGTTGACCGGCCGCGACAATCAAGGCGCTTGCGCGCTGGCGTTCGGCATCCCCCCGGATGACGTGGGCGCTTGGCTGCGGGGGCCGGAAGGCGCGTGCCGGTCGGCCGGCTGGTTCTGGCAACGGGAGGGCCTTAACGCCCTGGCTGACGCGGACAATCAGATCGCCGTGACCATGCGGGTCAACGGCGGCGCGATCGGGCTGGAGCGGCGCATCGCCGCGACATCGGCGGTTCTGCGGGTGCTGTCATGACCGCGCTCGGCATCAAGGTCACGGCGATCGCCGGCCTATTCATCCTGTTGTGGGGTTGGGACGCGCATCGGGTTGACGCGGCGTTCAAAGCTGGCGGCGACGAGGCCCGAGGCACCGCAACCCGCGCGGTGGCGACCGAGACCATCCTCCACGCCAAACAAACGGCCGAACTCCGCGATGCGGTCGACCATCAAGCAACCTTGCGCACGAGCGAGAAAATCCAACATGAAAACGATCTTGACCTTGTGCGCCGTGGCGCTGCTCGCGGTGACATCGGCTTGCGCGCCCGTGGCGCCTGCCCCGCATTTGTCGGCCCCGCCGGTCCAAGTGCCGCCCCTGCCGGCCGACCTGGCCCAGCCCAAGACGGCGCGCTACTGCCTGAAACTACTGTCGACGTTCTCGACGCCGCCGCAGGTAGCGCAAACGACGTGCGCGATTACAACGCCCTCCTCGCCCTCTACGAGCAAGTGAGGGCACAAATCAACGCGGAATAAAAGCATGGCCGCCCGCACCTGGCCCTGCTTTTATTCCGCCGCCTCCACCTCCGACGCCCGCACCTGGCCCTGCTTTTATTCCGCCGCCTCCACCTCCGACGCCCGCACCTGGCCCTGTTCCACCGCCTGGCGCGCCGCCTCCACCGCCGACCTTGGGCGGTTCCTCTACGTTGAGGGCTGCGACAAGCGCCGCGCGCATGGCGGCAAGACGTTCGGCGGCGGTGCTGACGATCTGTGTTTTAAGCCAAGCGGTATCGCCAAGCGCGGCGTCGTAGGCCATCATTGCCGCAACCAGTTGGGCTGGAGTGGGCGTAATCATTGCGGCACCAGCGACCAGCACAGCAGCGCGACCACGGCGGCGGCCATGGCGATCCACACGGGTACGTCGGCGTGGTCGCGGTCGGGCGGCGACAGCTTTGCGCCCGGGCCGAACGCCTGCTCCAGGGTGCGGGGGTAACGGTCGCCATAATACCGGCTCGCGGGGATGAATTGGTTCGGGGCGTTTTCGGTGCCGGCCACGCGGGATTTATTTCGCATTTTGAGTCTCCTTGAATTTCCGGTACAGGGGATCTTGACTGACTGCGGCGTGAGTGCAACCGCATTGACGCGCCGCCACGGAAGGCCTGAGCCGCCGCGCCGGGTCCGGATGCGTGGCCAACGCCACGGCCGCTTTGACTTCTTCTGATTTTTTACAACCCATGATTTTCTTTCGTTGAAGTACTGCGGTTAGGATACTTAAATGGTTTAAGCCTGTCAATCAATCTTTTCGATACCGTTTGCCGCGCCAGCCGCCCGCCGCGCGGATCGGCCAGTCTGCCGCCCACGCGGGCATGGTCGACATGATCCGCTCGAACTCCTCAATGCTGCCGAAGCCCTCCAGCACCTCGGCGATGTCCTCGTCGTAGACGTGCAGCACGATCGGGTAGCCGGCGCGCTGCAGATTGAGCATGCCGTGCCATTGAATATCCCGCGCGGTGGCCTGGACGATGTTCTCGCATAGCCGGCCGCCGTAAGTGTTGATCCGTATCCACCCCGGCGCGCCCATCTTCGGGTTGGTGTTCCAGCCCTCGTAGGAGATTGCCAGGGACTCGCGGCCATACTTGTCCTCCGGCGATAGGCGCGGCCGATGATAGGCCATGTTGCGCCCCGACAACAGCGTCAGGTAAAGCACGTCGTCGCGCACGAGGAATTTGAAGCCGCGGCAATCGAACTGCACCCCTGGCGACAGCGTGGCCGACACGAACGCCCCCTCCAGGCCGTAAAGCTCTTTGCGCCAGCCGCGCCCGACGCGGCGCCACTGCCCGCCCCAAAACTCGGGAATCTCCGGCGAGGCGGCGCGCCAGGCGAGCGTGGCGTCTTTCATTTCTTCTTCGGTCATGTACTTGTCCGCGCCAAACGCGATCCAGGCGCCGACCCACCCGCCGTACCCACAGGCTAATTCGGCCCGCTTGCCCTTGTCCCGTAGCGGGTGGTGTGCGCCGTGCTGCTTTTTGTAGTCAATGACTTCCTGCACGGGCAGCTTGGCCATCATCGCCGCTGACGCCTCATAGATTTTCCCGTGCGTGCGGAACACTTCGATGCGCCAGGCAACGCCCGCGACCATGGCCAGTACCACCGCCTCGATCGCGCTGTAGTCGGAACAGACCAAGTCGTGACCGGGCGCCGCGACGAACAGGCCGCGCAGGCACCCGGAGACAGTCGCCATGGCGTCGCCGAAGTAATGCTCGACGGTGTAGAGGTCGCGCGTGGCGACCACGAGGAGGGCGTCCTCTGCAGCGCGCCAGCTCCATTCCCGCGCCTTCGTGCCGACCGGCACGGCGGTGCCGCACCACGGGCAGCCCTGCCGGTGCGCGCCGAAGTGCTTACCGCAGCCGACCGCGTAGCCGTGTTGCACCATCAGCGCGTCCGTCCACCCGCCGGCGCGCATGCGCTCGTACCCGACTGCGGCGCCCGTTGCGGTCAAATGCACGCAGAGATAGACGTCCGGTCCGGACTTCGGCAGGTTGGTCGGCTGGGCGCCCCCGCCAGTCGCGCGCCCCGTACGCGCCCCGTAATAGAAATAGAGGTCGTACAGCCGGCTGGCGGCGCCCAGCGCGTTGGACATGGCGAACAGCTTCTTAACGGCCGCGCTACCGACCAGGGCGCGAATCTCCAGCGCACGGCGCGCGGCCGGCGGCATTGGTGCGATACGCGGCCCGATGGGGTCGAACAGAAAATCATCTTCGCCAATGCTGTCGTCGGCCGCGCGCGCATCGCGCACCGCGTGCCAGTATTTGCGTTCCAATTCAGTCGTGGCCTGATCGTCGGCCAGGGCGGCGGCGATCGTTGCTTTCTTCATGTCCGGCAGCATCACCCCGTGCGCACCAAGCCATGCTTTTAACGCGGTGACCTCTGACGCCTTGGTGACCACGCCGCCGGTCAACGTGCGGAGCTCGGCATTGTATTGCAGGTGCGCCGCGGCGACCAGCACCAAGCAATGCTCAATGCTCGCGCGGTCCATCTGCACGCCGCGCATGTTGATCTCCTGATCCATGAGCCAGTACTCGAGCTCGGTCTCGGACAAGTCGGGCGTGCGGCTGCTGGCCTCGGCCTCGGTCACGATGTCGCGCTCGTTGTAGGCGTAGTACCGTTCGGCTTCTTCGGGCTCGTCCTGGACCGTGATACGAGGCATCGGCTTGGCCTTCGTGGGGTTCTGCGGCATGCTGAATTTTTTCATCAGCTTATCGCCCGCCGGGTCTTTCTGGTATTGCAACGCCAGCACGGCGCCGGCGTTCCCGAGCGCGCCCGGCAGAGAGAACGCGCGCGCCTTCGCGGCGTCGCACCGGAGCTGTCGCAGCGGCAAGCGGGGCCACCCGTACAGGCGCGTACAGACGTAGTTCCAAATGCGGTACTCGAAACCGCTGTTCCACGCGGCGAGCAAACCACCGGCCACTGCGTGGGCGATCAGGTCGGCCGGCGCCGGCATGACAGGCAACCAGCGGCGCCGGCCGCGCCCGTCCTTGAGGTCGTAGTATAGTGAAATGACCTCGGTGGTCGGGTGTTCGGCGTACACCTGGGCGCCGACGATCGGCAGTCCTTTCTTGCCCTGGGCGGCGTTCGGGGGGCCGGCCCATTTGTTCGTACTCGGCATCCACACGTACCCCGCTTCGCTGTACGTCTCAAAATCGAAGTCGGGCAAAACCGTCGCGTGGGACAGCCCTGCGGCCAGGCGCGCGCCAGCGGGCATGTTCCAGATTGACGGGGGCGGCGCCAGGGGGGTCATTCTGTATGCGCCTTCATGATCCGGCCCACGTTGGGAAGCCGATGTCCGGGCTCTTCTCGGTGAAGGGCTCGATCGGCTGAATTACCCCGACGAAATGGTCATAGTTGTAGAAATGCACAAGCGCGCCGTCTCGGCCGTTCTGGCGCACGATTGGCTTGGACCGAAGGCCAAGTGCTTTGCCGGCCCGCGTGAACGCCATTAGCTGCTCCGGATCGTAGTTTGCCGGTTCGCCGCTCGGCGCCGCCGGCACGATCTGTCGGGCGTCCGGAAAGTGCCCGTCAATCGGCTGAAATAGACACCGGCAGATCGCGCCGCCGATTGAAAACCCGCTTTCGGCCGGCTCGATCGTCAACAAGCTGGTTTTGAGGGCAAGCGCCGCCGCGACGGCCGCGCGCGGCACGATCATGCCGGGCAGCGACGGACCTGCGTTATCGGCCTGGCGACGAAGAACCGAAAAAATCTTCCCGGTCGTACTGGACAGTCGCGTCGTCGTGGCGGTCGGCTCGACATAGACGCCGTTGAGGTACTGACGAAGGTCGGAATCGCCCGCGAAGTAGAGCGCGGCTTGCAGGTGCGCTCTGTGAATTTGGATCCGCATGTGTTGCTCCTAGTCGGTTGAGGTGGGCCTTGCGGCTTCCCGCTCGGTGGCGCGGCGGATGAATTCGGCGAGCTGATCCGAGTCGTCAAACAGCAATTCATCGTGGTGCCGGGGGATTTTCATTTCGGCCGCAACGGCGCACTGTACGGAAAGCCAGCGGTCGGCCGCCGCGCATTGCGCCCGCCAATCAGACAATTTCATGTGTTGCTCCTAGTTGGTTGCGGTGGGGCCGGTGACGCGTATTTCCCGCGAATGATTATGGCTCCGGGGCTTGCGCAGTCGTTGCCGAAGTCGAGTCATGTGGGCGGCAACGGTAGCGATACGCATCTGTTTTATTTCACGTCCGGTGCGTGAGGTAGCCGGGGCGCTGTACTGCCCCGGGTTGGATGGGCGCCCCCGAAATTATTGAGCGAGATACATGTGTTGGATTAGCAACGGCAACGTCCAGCCCGAACCGGCGGCGCCGACCTGGGCGAGCAGCGACTCGACGGTCTGACCGGCAGGCGCGGCCGGGCCAAGCCGGTATTGCGGCGTGACCGGCACGGCAGCCGGCGCCTGCAGGATCGCCGGGTTAGGCACAACGGCAATCGGCGTCGGGACAGAACCAACGGCAGGCATCAAAGGGGCGATCACCGGCGCCGACGCGACCATGTGGCCCTGGGCTACGAGCAGGTCATCGGTCCAGGGGGAGCCGGGCTGGCCCACCTTGAATGTCTCGTACGTGTAGCCGGCCGCGATGGCCGCAGGGGTCATCACGCGTGCCGGCGCGTATGCGGCCGCAACAGGCACCGGCACGGGCGGCGTGGGCACCGGCACGGGCGGCGTGGGCACTGACACTTGCGGCGCGGCCGGGCCGGGGATCGGGGCGGGCATGCTGGCCACGCCGACCGGAGCTCT